AATGTTGGTCAAGGGTTTAATGTTATAGATGCTGCTAACAACTTTAACCCTTATACCATGAGTACTGATGAGACCTACAGGCGTTCTCTTACGAAAATCGCCACGAGGCTACGCTCAACCTATGAGGGAACCGGAGATAATGTTAATACGGCTGTTACCCGTGACGATACTCAAGGGGATGAGCGGTTATACAACTCTGTAACGAAGTTGTTCTCGCTTCAAATGACTGATTCAAAAGCCTATAGTTCTGGCGACGATGATGGCTATGTAACTGCGACTACACTTGCTCAGTGGAACGCCATGCGCAACGGACGCGCAGTCGCTGGCAAATTTGTCGACACGTCAGGAACAGGACCTTACTACGACAGAGCCATTGATGGAGCCAAGGACAATAGAAACCATAATGTTCTTGATGATGTAACTGACCGCATGCATTACGCTATTGAGTACAAACTGGTAGTCAATGTATACATTGACGACAAAGGCCCTTACAGATTTGAGCAGTGGGATTACGTAATGTCTAGTTTGTTAGAAGATACGTTAGATGACTTAAACGTATTCAAGACTTTCAACATTGACTGGGAGTCGCAGTACAACGATACAAATGACGACGAGTACATCTCGTTGCCTCCGGGCGATGCTGCCTACGACCAAGGCGAGGACGACACTTCGCCTGCATATCTGCCCCCGTATGTACAGTACGATAAGGATGCCTCTTTGCCCCCCTTGCCCCCTTACATCCAGTACGGAGTATAGGAGTAATTAAAATGGCTATCTATTCTTCTAGTGCCCGGTACTCGTTGAGCGAGTCAGGTCAGGAGGCTTTCCGCTCTCCTGTTAGCAAGTCGAACTACCGCATGTACACAGTCGTTGCTGGTGATACTTTGGAATCGATTTCTGCACGACTGTTCGGTACCACAGAGCGCTACTGGGAAATCGCTGACTTGAATCCTCAAATCAAGTTCCCTCTTGACATCAGTCCCGGCACAGCCCTAAGGATTCCTACGTGATCGTAAAGAAGCCATATGGCGTATCGTCGGATATTGAGGTCACTATTGATGGGTCTGAGGTAAGTTACACATCTATCAACTCAGTGGAACTTCATCTTGAAGAGAACATGCATGACATGCTTGTTCTCGTGGTAACAGGTATACCTCCGAAGGCGATCACCGATTACTACGGTAAGGCTATTAGTTTTCGTATGATTTCTGGCAGGTCGACCTCTCACGAGTTTCTTGGTTACGTAGAAGACGTGCGCCCCTATTCCTTCACAGGATTCGGCCTTATCAACAACAGCCCTTTCCAAGAGACTCGCATCGTTTGCATGGGTGCTTCGTACAACATGCGTGGCAGTACTAGCAGGGTATGGCGTAACTTCCGTATCAGTGATATCGCTCGTGATATGTGCGACAAGTACAAGTTTAGCCTTGATGTGCCTACAGACGATCTGTACATCGATAACGTCGCTCAGACTAATGAATCAGATTGGCAGTTTCTCACACGGTACTGTACACATTTTGGGTACTCTGTAACCGTGCACAGTACTCATATGCACGTGTTTGACCCTTACAACGCTCTTAGCCGTCAAAACTCAGTGCATGTCCTAGAGACCTTGAAGAGCGCTAAAGGCGACCCCACGCCCCGCCCCGGTCAGATTCTTAAGTTTGAAGGTTCATTCTCTCGTCGTCACGCTGACGGTCATTATAAGGAGACCGTCGTGTCAGTGCTAAAAGAGGACAACTCTCTTGGCGAACTGAGTTCTTCCACAGTTGACTTGCGTACTAACGGTATGGCGCGGTACCCTAACCGCGTGAGTTCCTACTCCGATAACTTCGCTGAAGCGCGGCGCAGGATCAGTGCAGTGTCGAAGGAGAAGTATGACTACTATGCTGACGTTCAGGTACTGGGGATCGCAAACTGCGTCCCCGGAGGCATCGTAGAAGTAGGGGACTATTCTTCTGACTTTGATGGCTTTTGGTACGTACAGAAGGTATCGCACACATTAGACTCTGACAAGTTTATAACTGACCTACAAATAGCCAAGAACTTGAATACGGAACTCATCTTCAACAACACGAAGAAGTTTCAAAACCCGCCTTCCGCTACTTACAGGAACGGTGTGTGGATGACTACGGAGAAGCGTGTTAATGAGTACTCCTGACTTTGAAGTACATAGGGCTATTGTCCATTATTCTGACCCCGTATCAGGTGATGCGCAGGTTCGTATTCCATCTTTGCTAGGTATCGATCAGGTAGTCAGCATTCCGACCATTGGCCTGACGAACACCGATGGGTTCTGGAATGTCCCCTCTGTTGGTGCATCTGTATTCGTTGCGGTTTCAGATGACCGAACTCAGTTCTTGTGGCTTACTGCTGTAGGTATATCTGGTTCTGGGGGCGATGATCCCAGCAATGAACCTATTGGTCATGAGGACCGTACTGCCAGTTACATCGCTTTTGATAACGGTACCCGCACGTTCAGTATCCAGCCCGCCAACGGCTCCTACGTGGTGTGGTGCGTCGGTCTCCGCTACGAGAAGGCAAATCTGGAATCAATCCAGATTCCAGATACGACCGGTCTGTACTACATCTCGTTCAACGCTCAGGGGCAGTTGCAGTATAGCACCGACTACTTCGTGTGGGATCAGGACTGCCCCACCGCTTATGTCTACTGGAACAGTACGACACAGCGTGCCGAGTTCTTTGCTGACGAACGTCACGGAATTACCATGGACTGGCAGACGCACGAGTACCTACACAGGACTCGTGGTGCTGCGTACGCTAATGGATTCGATGCTTCTAACTTTGACACCAGTACGCAAAACGGTAATACCGACGCTCAGGCTAAGTTGGATATCGACAACGGCACGTTCTTTGACGAGGACTTGCAGGTCGACGTGCGTCACTCCCTCGCCCCCGCGCAGAACACGTGGGAACAGCAGTTGCAGGGACCAGCACGCATCCCTGTCTTTTATCGGTCAGGAACCTCATATGTGTATGACGCCCCTACTGACTTCCCTGTAAAGCAGGGGACCTCGCACCCTCTCTACAACAGTTCTTCTGGTGGTAACTGGTCAACTACTGAACTGGGCGCTAACTCATACGGTATTCAGTGGATTGTCGGCACTAACCAGTTGAATTATCCGATCCTGTCGATCATGGGTCAGGCGCAGTACTCCAATGTTGGTCAGGCAGAGGCTGCGTCGTGGGCCGACATGGACTTGGACGGCCTCCCCATCGTGGAAATCCGTGTCCTCTATAAGATCGTTTTCCGTGCAACCGGCAGCAACACCCCCGGTTGTTACTTTGACCAGATCGATGACTACCGCAATGCGCTCTCTAACGCTACTAGCACCGCAGCAGCAGTCGTTGACCACGGCAACCTAACCGGTTTAGGGGATGATGATCACCCTCAGTACCTGACATCTGGTAGGGCTGACCTTCTTTACGCAGATATCAATGCGTCCCCAACTATCACCCTCGCAGGAGATGCCACAGGAAGTGTAACCCTTACAGACTTGGGTAGCGGGACGTTAACCTTGGCGGTTGTAAATGACAGCCATACCCACGATGGGCGTTACTACACAGAGACCGAGTCCGACTCCAGATTCGTTAACGTGACTGGGGACACCATTACTGGGAATTTGAGTGTCAACGGCACATTAATCACGGACTACATTCGGAACGACAACGGTAACTTCCTCGCACTTGAGGGCGGCGACAGTTGGAACCTCGGCAGCAACGCCTCTGGTGAGTATGTGTGGATGGCGGCTGAGAGTGGCATTGTCATCGTGTCATCAGATGCGAATTCGACGGTGTGGGCTGACCGCAATCAGGTGCGTATCTCGCCAAGCGGTGGGATAGACGAGAACCTTATCGTCTTCGCTAAAGAACTACGAGTCAACAACATCGGTGGAGCGAACGCCAAGATTGGACGCTGGCAGGCCAACGATGACTACGCCATGTTCGGCACAGATGACATGACCGGCGCAGAATACTCTGTTCTGGCGGGTGGTGCTACGGATGGCAACACCTACATCTCTGCCCAGTCCGGGGCGAGCGTCTTCATTCGTCCCAGCGCAAACAGCACGACAAACCAAGCGTCATTCTCTACTAGTGGTGCATTTTTTGGGACGACCACCGTCTCAGACAGACTCTGGATCGGTTCAGGCGGGATAAACCTTCGTGAATTGTCTGGCGAGTTGGATGTCAATGCGCCCATCCAGTACGACCAGTATCTTGGCACTGAGTTGAATGGTGGAACAAACAACGACTTCATCTCTAACAGCGACTCTGCGTATGGCGGGTACGGTGGTCGTTGGAACTTTCACTTTGACAACAGCCTTACTACTGGCAACGGCAATGCGGCAGTGACCGCAGGTAGGTACTATGCGTCGAACACCTCGGTGGGGTCAACATCAGATGCGCGGTTGAAGAAGAACATCGCAGATTTCGACAACGAAATCGGGCTGCACATCCTGCGTCAGTTGCGTCCGCGCACGTTTGAGTGGGACTACGATGACCCGACCGGCCTGTGGGCGCACGGCACACAGATTGGACTCGTTGCCCAAGAGGTAGATGAGGTATTCCCAGCATGGGTTGACTACTGGCCTCAGGAGGACGCACGACGCAAGTCCGATGGCGAGATAGTGGAACGCGCTCTCGCACTAGGGCTTGACCAACAGTTCCAAGTCATGGTCGTATCAGCGATTCAGAATCTCGCTGACCGCATCGAAGCATTGGAGACAGCATGAGCATCACACCTGAACAGCAGGCACAGATAGACGAGTTCGTGGAGCAGCGTCGCCGGTACAACGCATGGCGTGAAGCACGGGCGATGCGTCAGCGACGTAATGGGCTTCTGGAGCGCACGGACTGGACGCAGACCGAGGACTGCCCCTTGCCACCAGATGAGAAACAGGCATGGGCAGAGTATCGGCAGGCGTTGCGTGAGTACCCTGACCAAGAGGGGTTCCCTGACATCCCGCTACCCACTCCCCCTGACGATCTTGACGATCCTCGTCCTACAATGAACGGCGCTATCGACGGGTATATTGACAGCGAAGGTAACAACCTGTAGGATAACAACCATGAACATCACCCCAGAAGAAGTCGTCCAAGAGTTCCAGCGTCAGTTCCCCAAGGAGTTCACGATCTGCGTACAGGCGATTCAGATCGCTAAGTTGCAGGAACAGGCACAGGAGAAGACCGTTGCCGAAGAAAACTAAGATGGAGTGGCCCCTCGGTAAGGGGGCCGGTATCTGCATTCACGACAACGTGTTACCACCGAAGTTGTGTCGCAAGATCATCAAGTTCTTTGAAGATCGCCCCCACTTCCAGCACCCCGGTAAGACGTTTGGCGGTGTTCTGCCTGACACCAAGTTGTCGACAGACTCCCACATCATGGAGAACAACGAGTTTATTCAGAATGACGAGGAACGTGAGTTCTTACGTAAGGCTGAAATAGCCATTTTTGAACTATACAAAGTGGTACTAGCAGAGTACATCCTTCAGTATGACAGCCTTACTCGGGAGTGGGTTAGCCGAGCCGATACTGGGTATCAGTACCAACGGTACACAAAGAACAAAGGTTTTTACAAGCCTCACATTGACGGTTCTCCGTACTCCGGGGCCAGCGGTAAGGATCGCGTGTTGGCGTCGGTGATGTATCTGAATACTGTCAAGAAGGGCGGGGGTACGTATTTCGACTACTTCGACTTTACGTGTGATGCCGTAGAGGGTCGTATCGTTACGTTTCCTACGACCTTTTTGCACCTGCACGGTGGTTTGGTGCCGAAGTCGGAAGATAAGAGCATCATTAGTACGTTTGTCATCGCCCCCGAACCGCCAGCCCAACTTAGTGACACGCAGATCGCCCCAACCTCAGAAATCACAGAAGTGCAATCAGAATTGCCAGACGTAGACATCTGAGGTAGACTTCCTAGTGAAGAAGACATCACTAGGAGGTACGTTATGCGCCGTCTCACCGCGCTAGCCGTGCTGGCATTGGTACTGACTACCGTCAGCGCAACTAAACAGAGTCCCGTTGAACTAGCAGTCGTTACCACGACTACGCAGGTGACTTATCCCATTAATCCTTTTATCATTGAGGATTTGATGGCTGACTCACACGACACAGAGTCTTCCATACCGGAATTGGCTCCTGCCCCA